GGCAACGGAAAAAGGCGAGCGAACAGGCCAGGCTATACCGTTGCGGTGGGACGACCTGAAACTGCTCGACGTCCTGCTGTCCAGGTCAGAACGGCTGGTGGACCAGCGCAACCGGGCTTTTCTCTTTGTTGCATACAATACGCTGATGCGTATGTCGGAAATCTCGCGTATTCGTGTAGGAGATCTGGACCAAACAGGTGACACTGTCACGCTACATATTTCACACACGAAGACAATAACGACCGCCGCCGGGCTTGATAAGGTGCTTTCCCGTCGCACTACTGCTGTGCTGAATGACTGGCTGGATGTTTCCGGGCTTCGTGAACATCCTGACGCGGTGCTGTTCCCGCCGATACACCGTAGCAATAAGGCCAGGATTACGACAACGCCCCTTACTGCACCTGCAATGGAGAAAATATTCAGCGACGCCTGGGTGTTGCTGAATAAAAGGGATGCCGCGCCAAACAAAGGGAGATACCGGACGTGGACCGGGCATAGTGCTCGTGTCGGGGCCGCTATCGATATGGCTGAAAAGCAGGTGTCTATGGTGGAGATCATGCAGGAAGGAACCTGGAAGAAACCGGAAACACTTATGCGGTATCTGCGCCGTGGCGGTGTGTCTGTGGGGGCTAATAGCCGCTTGATGGATTCGTAAATTAAATTTCTAACACATCTTTTTAGATTGATATCTTTGCTGTAAAGTACCCTCGCCTATTTTGGAGGGTGCTTTGCAGAGTCAAATCACGGAATCAAGACGCTTCACGGTGGATGGTTACACCGTAACCTTCGCCGCTGGTGTTAAGAACAGTCATGCTGTCGTTGTATTCGGCATCATGACCGGGCTTGAGGCCGTCCCTGTGTTTACCCTCGAAAAAAACTGGCGAAATCTGGAGGAAGCAGAAAGCTACGTCCGGAAAGTAACCATCATTGCCGCCGAAAAACTCCTGGCCCACTATCAGGAAAATTATCGCACTATGGTCGAGAAGATTAATCTCGCTTTCACTCGCCCCACTACCGGCTTTATTGCACCGGATACTAATGCAGGTCGATATCCGGCAAGGGGGCGTCGGTGAAAACTTATTACCCATCTCTGAATTGTTACCCGTCTTCCTATCCAGGATTGTCCGGGAAGCTGTTAGCTCTATTAGCTAAAGCACCTACGGAATGGTTTAAGCCAGTCGTTATCAATCCACACTTCCTGGATTACGGATCTGTTCGCACTCGTAACGAACTCAAAAACCTACTGGCGCATGGATTCATTCGACACCGTGCCGGTAAAGGCTATCAGTTATCGATTGCGCCAGAAGAGGCCGTGCGGCTATTCGCATATCGTGACAGCCAGACAAAAGCTCGGGTAATAGCTCAAATACTTCATAACGGCAGCACCTATGCCCGCCAGTTTGGCGGCGACACGTCGCAGTTCTTGCGGGCGGTGCGATCGCTGGAGGAGCAAGGAGTTATTGAAAGTTCCTGTATTCCTGTTCCTACCGTTCCACATATCAAACGTCGGGTTTACACCTTCACGCAGAGAGCTAAAAAACAATGATTTACGTAAAAGTGAAACGCCTACATCCGGCAGCAAAACTTCCAGCTTATGCCACCTCCGGATCGGCGGCGATGGATTTTGAGGCTGTTGAAATAAAACCATGTGTCGATAGCAATGGTGCAATTTCCTCAAGCTGGTGGGTGTACACCGGACTGGCTATGGAGATCCCGCCCGGCTGGTGTCTGAAACTCTATCCGCGTTCCGGATTGGGCTGCAAAAAACATACTCGCCTGGCTAACTGCGTAGGAATTATCGACTCCGATTATCGCGGTGAAATCATGGCAAAACTGATTACAGATCCCGGTGGTGAAGGCGTTTGCCTCAAGCCAGGAATGGCGGTCATGCAAGGCATTTTTGAGCGTGTTGAACCGGTATCGCTGGTAGAAGTTGATGAACTCGATGAAACAGAGCGAGGCGCTGGTGGCTTTGGTAGCACATCGGAAGACCGCGTTGAAATCAAGCGTACACCGCTTCAGTACGCAAAGTTTTAAGTAGAGGAAGGATTATGGTCAGCACTTTTCAGGTGTTCCCCAAATACAAATGCCACAGCATCATTCGGGCATCGAAAATCAAAGATATTGTTATTGTCGGCAAAGCTTATGCGCCCATTTTTGGCAGTATCGAAGTCGTTGAGCCAAAAGGAATGACGCTTCGTGTTGATGGTGTGTTCTTGGAAAAATTCCGACCGCAAATAGGAGGATATCTCGTCACTGCTGAAAATGGCTATCTGGTCTATGTGCCAGAGAAAGCATTTGAAAAATGCTATAGCCGGGTTAACGACGCCTCCGAAAATGGGGTATCGCTCAGCATTGAAGGTCACAATGGGGTGACATTCATTACAGCCAGGGACGTAACTATTTCTGCTGGCGGTATCGCTACTCTACAAGAAGAAATCGACCTTGAAGCAGCCGACTTTTCTGACGCGCTGATGTGGCTGAAGGATGGCAAGAAAGTTGCCCGGCGCGGGTGGAACGGCGAAAACCAATTCTGCTGGCTGGTTCCTGAAGGACAGTACCCGGCACGAATGGAAGCCATTAAGGGATATTTCCCCGGCGATCTCGTTCCGTATGGTGCTTATTTCGCCTTAAAAAATGCACAAGGTGTAGTTGTTCCGTGGTTGCCTTCTGTAGGCGACTTGCTGGCATGTGACTGGTTTGTAGTGGAGTGATTTAACGTGGAAAATACTAAAGCAATTCAATACCGCTTGCGTAATGGCCTGCTGGTGGCTGTTAACGCCGACATGTCACTGCCGTTTGACACGATTGAACGTACTATCATGACGTATCTCGGCTTTAATGAAGAGCTGAATGAAGAGCATGGCGTAGCTATATGGAGTGATGCAGAAAGCGGCGTTCATCGTTACATCACCGCCAGGGGCAAAGACTACTCTCTGGAAGAACTGTTTACCCTTGCACAGTCTTTCGAATGTGTAGCATTAGACATGTTTAATGATCCTGCTATAGCGCAACGACTTATACGCGAGCTTGGGCTATCCGTTACACCAATTATCTTTAAGAATGGCAGCCTGACTGGCACATGGCGCGTAGAACGCATCTCAAACTACCTTCCATATAACCGACAGTTAAATGGAGTAATCTCCGGCGTTAATCAGCCCGTAGCGTGTGAAAATGTAAACCTGGTTGCCGCTGTTTTGGCAACCGCATGTCGTGTTATCGGTTTGGCTAAACAGGCTTTTATTCATTTCCCAAATGGTGCAGAAGGTAGCGCAGAGATTATCGCGTGTGATTTCGAATTTACCTGGATGCTACGCGAATATCTGGACCAAACAGTGTTCCGCGCCGAAGAACTGGATATGTATATCACGTCAATGATTCCTGATGATGTGCGTGCTGAAGCAATCGCCACAGCAAGGGCCAAATGCCGTGCGGCGATTGCAGAGCAGGCCAAAGAAGAACCGTCCGATGAAGCCGTGGCTGATGTTGAAGCAGAGGTAGCGGAGGATGCTGACGCCTAAAAACATCACCGAATTAGCTGGCTGACAGCAGAAAAAATCATTGAGTGATAGTAGGAAGCCCGCCTGGTTGAGCGGGCTTCTTTTCAAATATTGGAACCAAATAATTCACGTAGTTTTTCCGCTACTGAAGATACGGGGATTTCACCAGTTGCGGCCCCCACCGCAAGTTCCACCAGCACGGGAGAATCATATACCTGTATGCCGTTACGGCGTAGAAATAGCAGCGCACTGTTTAGCGCGGTACGCTTATTGGCATCATTGAATATATGCCCTCTCGCCGTAGCTACCAGGTAGGTGGCGGAGACTTCGAAAAGGTCGGTGATCTCTTCGTAGGCAACTCTGGCCTGAACTCTCCCGATAATGGCCTCTGCCCTACCCGGATCTGACATTCCCGGCAGGCCGCCGTAGCGGCTTATATTCGCATCATGAAGCGCAATAAGTTCTTCCGGTGATATATGCCTCATTATCGGTTAACCAGTTCCTTGTTGGTGGAGTCCAGGGTGTCAAACAGGGATGCAAATTCAGCATCCAGCGCCGCTTTTTTGTAGGCTTCAAAAGTAGCCTTGCTGACAATTACTGCTGGCTCTCGGCCTCTGCGGGTGATTTCAACCTCTTCCCCGGCTTCAACATTGTTGAGCACTTCAGAAAGGTTGCCGCGCGCGGTACGGAAGTTAATGGATTGCATAAACACCTCGTGTACTCGTTATGTGTACACAACTATAAACTTCACAGGTATAAAGCACCAGCACTTTGCAGCTTAAATCACCGGACAATCGTCAAATTCCCCACTTCGGACATCATTGATGACATGAGTGATCACACCAAAAACAGCATTACTCCCCGTGCATCCATCGTCATCCACTGGTAACGCCTCTTTCCTCCCGGTGCTTAAATCCTCCAGGTGCTGGCGCGGATACTTCCTGTATCTCTTTATGCGATATTCACCCTCCATAGCGCACACAAGCAGAGAACCATCAACCGGAGTAAGCGAGGAATCAACCACCAGCAAAGCACCCTGCAATATTCCCTCACGGTGATGGCTATCAGCTGCCCGCATGAAGTAGGTTGCTGATGGATGCCTGATTAGTTGCTGATCAAGAGAAATTCGGCTTTCAACATAATCCGCCGCAGGAGAAGGGAAGCCCATAGCGTTTTACCTCAATGATACTGTTTATTTATACAGTATACATTGAAAAGGCATAGTTTGTGAAAGCGGGATTTGTAGGCGCGCAACGCTGGGGGCTAATCACATTTCTCCCCCATCTTGCCGTTATTTTTTTGGTGCATCCTCGTTCTGATACACCGGATCGCTCCCTTTTGGCAACTGGAGGCTTAACTGCCGGTAGTGCCGTAGCCGTTCCATGAAATAGGCGCGCAGGTTTTCCGGTTGCTCACGGGCCACCTGCTCTGCAATCACAGGTATATTCAGCCGTTCTTTGTAAGCAACGCCGCTGGCGGCAAGGTCTACGTTCACCTTGTCTCGCTCTTCCTGGCTTTTAGCTGCTATATTTCGATCTGACACAAGAAACCTCCAGGAGTTAGTGGATCAGGCACATGCACAATAACGTTCTCAATGTTAGCCGTTCAATTCAGACAATCAGAGACAGCACCAGTGTGGTGGCATCAATCCCATTGCGAAACAGCATAGACGAACTGCAAATTCGTGTATTGAATCCGAATCAGGCTAATAAGCAATTGCGCTTTATTTTGACGCTGAAAAGTGAAACAGAGGGGATAAAGCACAGCGTAAAAGTGTTTTCTGAGGCCATTCTGCTTAATGGGAAGCTCCGGCATCTGGTAAGGCCAGAACGTCAATATCCTGACGTCCTGGCGCATGAAAAAGACCTTCTTTCTGAAGTTCAGGATAGGGTGATCGATTTCGTTAAATCTCATCCCCTGCATTGAGAGCAGGTGTTCCTCTTTGTAACAAAGATGCCACCAGCATTATGGTTCGCATTTCCAAATGGTGTTCTGAACGCCCGTACCGGGCGCGAGATGGGGATTAGCGTTCGCGCTATGCTGATATACGGCTTTAGACTTCCCATATTGCTGACAGGCTTTATCTGCGGTTTTTTGCAGACTATCCAGCCCATACCAGCCATCTGACTGGATGCTTACCTTTTCACCGTCGTTGTATTGCACCATTGCACACCCAGACATAGCCAAGATCGCGCCGACAATAACGCTTTTCCATAAAACTCTATGCAACATATACAAAAATCCCCTCTGTGAATTGAGGGGATTTTAGCATGGTGATCAGATATCGGCCTTATTCGGAATTTTATCAGCCACCAGCGGCAATAAAGCCTTCGCCATTTCATGAACCAACATGGCATCAATGACGCCTAGCGTATGGCCCGGCTTAATCTTTAATGCGGCCTCAAGATAGCCTCTTTCCAGAGTGGTTTTTACGCTTTTCTTGGGCGATTGTTGGGAACTATCCGGAAAATCCGGATGGTTGCCAGCCAGTCTACGCAAAACGGCCTTAACAGCCTCAATACGGTCATCATCGCAATTTTCCAGCGTATCTATGCGGTCGAGCATGATGATTGCGTTATCAATATCAGGATTGCCGGTCCACTCATTACCGCGATTGGATTCGGCAGTCTGGTTGCCGCGTACTGGTTGATTCTCGGCTTTACCCTGTCTGTCGTCGCTGCATGAATGCCCTTCCAGCCAGGCCAATGCTTGTCGCATGAAATACGCAATATGTTTGCCGTGGTAATCGTCTTCATCGATGTGAAAAGCGATACTGCGGATGTATTCAATTGCGTTTTCAATGGCCTCCGGCGTTATCGGCGCTGGCGGTGCGGTATAAAACTTCGTCCCCAACGGCAACAACTTCATCGCTTTTTCTCCCTTAATGATGCGATAAGTTGATTTCCCGCCAAGGTCTACCGTCCCATCCATAACAAGGCCATGTTGCTTCTCTGAAACTTCACCAATAGGCTCTGCTTCCAGCGATGTCAGCGCAATCCGCGCCAGTTCTTCCGCTTCTTCTGCTGGCAGTACAACGTTGCTACCAGGTCCGTATGTTTCGCGCCACTGCTTGATTGTCAGTAGTCGCTCTTTGGTTATAGTGGTCATTTGTTAACCCTCAAAACTTTATGCCCGGGCGCAAAAGCACGCGTTTTGTCTTTGCTTATTCGCCAGCCATCCTTGCGCGCCTCTTTTGCACAGCCAGCCCATGACGTACCTATATACTCACCGAAGTCTGGCACTGGATATACACCTTCCGTGCACTGACGGCAGTCACAATAGAGATGCATGGTGTAACTTGCAGCGATAGCCATATCACTCTCCTTTAGTACGCAAGTGGTTTTTCCAGCGGTTTTGCGCCGCGCTGGGCTTTTTGCAAAAACCACAATCCATCATCCCGTAATGTTTCATTAACCCCATCCGGCGGTTGCTGAGTCTCACCCACTGCCAGACGCCAGGAGCGTTTCTACGAACTAACAGAATCTTTGCTTTACGGTTTTTCATCGTTTTGCTCTCCTGCGTCTCTTTGCTGCTCGTCGTGCCGATGCAATACCGGTATGGCGGCGCTTTGGTGCCGGGATGATGTTGTCAGCCATCAGGACATGTGGCTTTGCAATTAGCGCAGAAGCCCAAAAGCGAGTCGGGTACGGTAACAAGCCGATACATGCCACACGCATTACTCACCTCCTTTGATGCGAATGCCAGCGGTGCGGGAATCATTCCATCGCTTTACTTCTTCACGAATTACGTCAATGCATTCTTTCGAATCCATTAGGTAATCTTCATCAAAAAGACGTTCCTGTTCGTTTTCTATCGCAACAATGATTGCTTCAACTAACTTTTGTGCCTGAGAATCACTTTCTAACTCTGCTATGCGCTTCTCTGCGGCTTCCAGCTTCTCGCGCATATCGTCAACGTACTCGACCAGAGATCCGCCAGCAGGAATTTCGCACTCCTCGACCAGTTGGAAGTAGATATCAGCTGCGGCCCGTGTGTTGCTATGCCTAGCGTCGCCCATCTCACCTTCACGAAGAGCATCGCGTTCGGCGGTAAGATTGGCTATTTTGCTGTCTTTGCCTTCCAGCTCAACACGCAGCTTCCCTACCGTTAGCGCAATATCCTCGTTCTCCTGATCGCGGCTTTTGATGTATTGCAGGTTTCTTTCCCGTTCATCCAACAATGCCAGCGCGATATCTGGCGAAAAGTGCTTCATAAAATCGTTAAGCGCATTAATTCGCTGATCGAAAGGCATTACAGGTGCTTCACCAGCAATTTTTGTTTTTTCAGCGATTTCACGAAGCTTTTGATAATCAATCTTGCTCACTGGTTGCCTCCGCTTTCCACGTTTTCAGACTTTCACCACAGAACGGGCAAAATGAAACCCGAATCGGCGATTTAGAAAACTCGCCTGACCGAAGCATGATCAGTTCTTGTGAATGAATTAATTCATGGTTATAGATTTTGTATTTCAGCAGACCTTTTCGCGTCGTGTATTCAGCATCCTGCTCCAGAGATTGTGCCAGCGCCGCACACGGTTCTATTTTTCTGTCATTAATCAAACAAGTGGAGATTCTGCACTTTGCAGCTCCGTCACCGTTACCTTGACTCATTGCGTTGTTTCCATCAGTTATTGAACGTGATCACTCCGCGCTCAATGGCGAAGTCGAAAAGCTGGTTAGCGGCTACGTAAAGGCGGATGCCATGTGCTTTTTCCCATGCCCGGACATCGTTTTCTGCGCTTCTGGCGCAGTCATCGCAAAGAGGAACAGCCCAGCGGTCGTGTTCGTTTAACGAGCGAGCGCGGTACATGAATGGGTGATTAACCTTGCCGCCGCAGCCTACACACGGGCGAGACACCACAAACCGGAGATAAGCCGGGCTTTTACCGAGGACCGCTTTTGGTCGGCGCATATAAAGCAGGCCGGAATCCTCATCTACAGACAGGTTGACGATCTGCTCTGCGGTTATGTCCACCAGCTCGCGGGTACTGTGCTCCCAGGTGATATCTGATTCTTTCAGCGTACCGGTAGGGATTTCAGTTTTTGGCTGACAAAATGCAATGCGACCGGCTTCATCTGGCAGCTCATCTTTCAGATTCCGGCGAATGGCCCAAAAAGTGAGTTCAACCATACTCAGATCGCGTTCTGGCGGTAGTTTTAACTCGCTCGCAGCCCAGTTCATAACCCAGTTGGCACGATTCAGGGATAACTGGTCGTCCAGCTTGCTGTACCCCTTCATCATGTATTCCGCATCATGCTTCCAGCACAGGCGAACGGCAGAGCCGTTATAGAAATGAGTGGTTAGCTGGTGGCTGCAATCGCGCTTATCGTGCGCCTGGCAATCGTGGATATTGGAACTTACCCAATGAACAAGCGAATCTTCACCGCCTAATGCGTTAAATACGCGCTCGCTTTGAAAAAATGCTTTCAGAGACTGGTTGGCAACCAGCGAATAGTTCAGATCCACTACGCCATCTGGCGTGTTTTCAGCCTGTTCGCGCGGAAGTGGAGAGATAATGAAACGGCGACCTGCGCCAATGTAGTTGCTGGTGGGCTTGTCTACCGGAAAGACAGCCACACCAGCTCCGTTTACGAAATGAGGTGTGATTATTGCACTCATAATGTATACCGACTCTGTTTTGTTCCGAGCGGTAAAATAATATGTTAGAAAACTAAAATCAATGTTCTAACACATTTTGAGTGCGTAAATGATTTGATCAGACTTTAAGCTGCCCTCCCTTCACCTGCATTAGCGTCAGATTTCCGCAAAAAACCGCGCCCGTGTCTATGTAGTGCTGATTCCAGTATGCTTTTGGTCTTCGTACCGGTGTGTGCCCAAAGATAAAGCGATCTGCGCCTGTGATTTCTCCACCAATGCCATCTATCGAATCACCGACGCGACTGCGCGACCAGACAACATCAAAAAGCGACACATCCTTACCGAACTGGTACTCTCCACCTGGATAGTCGGCATGGGCTATAACGATAGTTTCATGCCCGGTGTTCAACTCAATGATATATGGCAGACGCTTTACCAGCTCCACCAGCGCCCAGGCTAATA